TTTGTATGCGGTACTATTAACCCTTATTTTCGCCATTACTTATATACGTTAACGTTATTATAAATATTTCGTTATACCTCAAACTTAACACCAAGTGCCTCGGATATTTTTTTAAGGTTGTTTGAATGAGGTTTATGTTTATCACATTCTATATTAGATATTTGCATATCTGACATACCTATTAGTTTACCTAATTGTTTTTGAGATAGTTTTTTATTTTTTCTGGCTATCATTATTTGTTGACCGAGTGTCATATTATTTAAGTATTATAATTAATTTAAAACAAAACTAATCAAAAAAAACTTATAAACAAATTTTTATATTTAAAAGTTTTAAACTATATTTGCTTAATGTTTAACCAAAATAATAAATTATGAACGAACAATTAGAACACGATTTAATCTGCAACACAGGAACTTCAATTAACAGATTAAAGTTAGAAGTTGAAAAGCTTAACGAAATGATTGAGAGTTATGCAACGTACACAAGCAATGATTTATTTGTTAATCAACTTAAAAATTTAAAGCAACGAATGTTAACGGAACTAAAAGCAATAGACAAAAATTTCAATGAGTATGTCGATTATAACGAATCTTTAAAACAAATAAATTAAATACTAAACATTATGGAAAAATTAAATGAATTGATCGTAGAAGTACTTTTAGAAGCTAAAAAACTAAAAGATGAAGTTAAAAAAGCACAAGACAGTTCTAGCTATTGGTATAAAGAATATCGTAAACTAGAAGAAGAAATAAATGAACTTAAACCAAAAACTAAAGAATCATGAAACATTTAGTAGTCAACAAACTTCACTTTATACACGTTGGAAAGCGTGTTAATGTTTATACAGAAAAAGAATACCAGCATTTAACTTGGTGGAATAAAGTAAAACTTAAATACAACTTACAATGAGCAAGTCAAAAGAAGATAGTTTAAAATTAGTCGCTTTATCATTTATGATATTAGCAGTAACAATAATAGCATTATTAATAGCGTAAGACCTCAAAGATATGATAAACTTTAACCTACTTACTTATACAGAAATATTACAAACTATAATCGTTTCAGTTGCTCTTTATGTGGCTTGTGAAATGATTTATAAAAAACTAAAACGATGAAAACATCACTTTATAACATTATTGAAGAGCAAAGATTTACACTAGCCGAAATTGAAAATATGGCAGGTGAATTAACTCCAGAACTTGAAGAACAATTAATTATTAACGCTCACCAATTAGAAAGCAAATCAATAGCTTACTTGGAAGTAATTAAAGACAGAGAGGCGTATATTAACAACGCTAAAGAGGAAATTAAACGTTTACAGGCAATAGTAAAAGTAAATGATAATCTAGTAAATAGATTAAAAGATAATCTATTAACAGCGGTTAAAACGTTTGGATCATTCGAAGTTGGTTTTGTTAAGTTTGGAACTCGTAAAAGTACAAGCGTTGAAGTAGATTTAGAAATGATAAACCAATTACCAAACGAATATAAAACTATTAAGGTAACAGAAAGCGCAAATAAAACAGCTATTAAAAAAGCATTGCAAGATGGTGTTGAGATAAAAGGCTGTGAATTGGTAACTAATTTAAATTTAAATATAAAATAAATTATTATGAACAAAGAGAAACTAACAGTACTTTATAGGAAGTACGAACTAACAGCCGATGATGTATTTAAGCACAAACATTATCTCATCATCACTAGAGCAGGGATTGAAAAAATAATGTCTATTGAAAAGATTAAAATTAAATATGATGTAATTAGATGTGAACCAGATTACGCAGTATTCAAAGCGTATAATGAAAATTTAGAAACTTTCGGAAGTGCTAAAAACGGTGATTTTAAAACAGGAAATACACAAAGCTGGTATATTGCCGAACTTGCAGAAAAACGCGCGATGTCTAGGCTTGTACTCAAACAAATAGGCGCATACGAATTAGGTATGATGGGTCAGGATGAAAGCGAAGAATTTGTACGTAAGTAATGGATCAAACACTAGAAAAAATATCAAGCATTATAGAAACCTATGAATCTGGTGCTTTTAAAGACTTACACGTAATGCATAGGGAACTTACGTGTAATATGTATTATCTAAGCCAAGAGCAAGTAAAAGCACATCAACAATGGAACAAGACGTATTACGAAAGTAAAGAGAAAACAAACGCAGCTAAAGAGCGTGAGTGTGATAAGTTAGTACCTGAGTTATATCTTTGTCGTAAGATAATGGAAACTGCAAAAAGTGTTAGTATAGCTATGGGATATGAGATTAAAATGAATTAATAAATAAATAAAAACTAAAACAATGGGAAAACATTTAAACAAAAAAATCGGAATGCTAGGGCAGAAAATAGTCTGTAATTACTTAAAAAGAAATCAAATTGATTACTGGACTAACTTTGATGATAATTGGAATATTACAGATATAATTATGCACAGGGATAAAAGAGTTAGTTTTATTGAGGTAAGTACTAAGCAACATACTGTAAAAAATGGAATGAAAGTTACAGGTAAAAATAAAAAACAAATAGATAATTATTTAAAAAGACAAACAGACTTAAATATTGATTACTTTATTATTTTTGTTGATATAAAAACAAAAACTCTTTACGGCAATAATCTTAATAATCTTGTGAGAGGAACAACATACGGTGGCAAAAAGTTTCCAATGGTTTATAATTGTGGTGGGCAGGTAATTACATTTTTTAGTTTAAATGATATGTTAGTATTAGGGAAATTAACAGATGATGATGTTGATAAATTATCTGAAATTGCTTGGAGAAATAAGTTTAATAAACACCAAACAAACATTTACGATAATTTAGAAGCACGAGCATAATGGATAAAGAAATGTATTTTACAAAAAACAAAGTTTTTAATGGTGATTGTTTTGATTTAATTAAAGTAATGCCAGATGAGATTTTAGACTTAGTAATTGTAGACCCACCTTATGGCGATGGTATTGGTTACGGAAGGAATGGGAAGGAGATACTAAACAATGAAGACGAAAGTATTAACTACCGTTTTTTAGATGCAGTATTACCAAAAATGAAACAAGACACAAGCCTTTACTTATTTAGCAACCATAAATTTGTAAACCAAATTAAAGAGTATGCAATAAACAACGGATATAGTTACCGTATGCTCTGTATAATGGTTAAAAATAATATAGGGATGGGGTATGGCTTTAGAAACCAGTACGAGGTTTGTCTGGTGCTTGAAAAAGGGAAAGCAAAGTACAATAGAAAAGATATGAGTAACGTTTGGAAAATGAAGCACGTACAACATACAGACACAAGCCATCCACATCAAAAAGAATATGATATTATCCGTAAAATCATACTACATAGTAGTCAAAAAGGTGATTTAATATTCGATGGTTTTATGGGTAGTTTCTCAACTGCTATTGCTTGTTATAAAGAGAATAGAAGTTACATAGGAACTGAACTTGATGAGAGATGGTTTACTAATGGATTAAAAAGTTTAGAGGCACTTGAAGCACAAAAAACACTTTTTTAAAAAATAAACTATGCAGATTATATTATGTGAAATAAATGGTAAAAATGCTTATAAAAAAGGCAAAGATGGTTACTGTTATACTTTTAATAAAAATGAAAGAAGCAGGAGGAAGGCATATAACGACGCAAAAAAATCTATAATAAGAATTAATAAATAAATAAATAAACATGAACAAAGTAACATTAGTAGGTAGATTAGGACAAGATCCAGAACTACAAACATCGAAAAGCGGAACATCTTTTTGTAAATTCTCAATAGCAACAAATGATGGCTTCGGAGAAAACAAAAAAACAAACTGGCATAGTTGTACTGCCTTTGGTAAAGGTGCTGAAATTATTAATCAGTATGTTAAAAAAGGAAGTGAATTAGCAGTTAGCGGAACGTTAGACTATAACAAGCACGAGGATAAAACATACACTAATATTTTAGTAAATGACTTTACCTTTATAGGTGGTAAAAATCAAACCCCTAGCAACGTTCAACAAGGTGCTAAAATGGTTGATAGTATTATGCCACCTGAAGATGAAGATAATTTGTTGCCGTTTTAACCTATGAAACCAACTTACAGCGATTCACAAGGCAATAGATATACTACTGAACAGATAGAGCGCAAAATTAAAAAGAGTGCTTTAGAACTGTTAGAAATGCAGTTTTTAGAGTATGGCTATAACTTTTGTGAATCCTGTAAACGTAACGATGATAAGCCAATAGATGTATCTCACACAATCAGTCGAAAAAAAGCAAAAGAAGATGGTTGTGTCGAGGTGCTTTGGTCTTATGATAATTTAGAAATATTAGGGCGCTTGTGCCATAAGATAAAGGATAAATTGATATGACAATAGAAATAAAAGACATTCCTAAATTATCTTTTAACGTCTATAAAAACCAGCATTGGGCTAAACAGAAGCAGTTTAAAGACACTTTAAGATTATTAGTGTATAGTTCAACCAAAGAAACATTTAAAGGCGGTTACACGCTTAGTTTTGACTTCTATTTTAAAGGTAGGCGTTTAGATACTGTAAATGTATTTCACTACTGTAAGATAATAGAAGATAAACTATTTGAGCAGGACAAAGACAATAGGCAAATATGCGTAAAAGTAAATAAAGGAACTAAAAACAAATGTGTATTAACACTTAATAAATTATGAACATAAAAACAGAACTAAAGAAAACTGAACACAAAGAATATTTTAAATTAACTATTAACGGTGTTGATTTAGGATTATGGGAGAAAAGCCAAGTAAGGCAATTAATAGAAGATTTAGACATCTTAATACATCATTAAAAATAAAAAAAACGGAAAAAATGACTCCAGAAGATGTTATAAAAACAATTAATTTATTTTCTAATCGAGATGTTAGAATTAGTAATACATCAAAAATTCAAGGTAATTTATTAGCTGTTTATTCCAGAATAATAAAAGAGAACTTTTTTTTAAATGACTACAATATAGGTGCTTACGTAAATAGACATGGAACAACTATTGCTGACGCATTTGTTAGATCTGAAAAGCTTCTTAAGAAACCATTATGGAGGGATTTATATTATGATTGCGTAAGGTATTTAGATTGCAAATCTAGTGAGGAATTTCAAGAAGGCTATTATAAAAAAGAAACATACTATCCTAAAGAAAACATAGATTATAATTTTAATTCATTTAGTTACAAAAGTAAAATACCTGATTATATAATTAAACATTTAGAAACTTACACTATTGATGAACTTAAAGATGTGTATAATACTCGTTTAAAGCCTTTTAAGTTAATGAGTGAAAAATTAAAATAAAAAAGACTTGCAATTAAGTAATAATTTGTATATTGCAGTCAGTTACGGTTCGACATTATAGTAATAAAAAAATTAACACAAGTCCTATAATGAAAGTGGAAGTCGAACCCTGCTGGATTTATAGGACTTTTTGTTTAATATTATGAGTAAAAAAGGATACATATTTAGCGACCAAATACCAATGTTTGGACATAAAGAACAGACTTATTTAAAACACTATAATAACGATTAATTATGGCAAAAGGTTGGATAAGTTTACATAGAGAAATACAAGAGCATTGGCTTTGGCAAGAGAAAAGGGAATTTAGTAAGCTAGAAGCATGGTTTGATATACTATTAACTGTTAACCATAGCGAACAAAAGTTACTTATTAAAAACACTTTATTTATAGTTAAACGAGGTGAAAGCATTAAGAGTTTAGATACATGGGCTTATCGTTGGAATTGGAATAAAAGCAAGGTTCGACGTTTTCTTAAAATGTTAGAAAATGATTCCATGATAGTTACAAAAAACGAACGCAAAACGACACGCTTAACTGTTTGTAAATATGATAATTACCAAGATAAGCGAAACGCAGATGAAACGATTTTGAAACGCAAACGAAACGCAGATGAAACGCAAGTGACACCAAACAATAATGATATAAATAATGATATAAACAACATCTATAACAAATTTGTTGAAGAAGTAAAATCTGGAGGTTATGCTACAAGGATTGAATCAATATACATGAGGCTTAAAATAAAACAAGGGAGTTTAACACCTTTATTGAAAGAATTTAAGCTTCATTTAATAGAAGAAAACAGAGAACATAAAACAACTAACGAATTATTTATAAACTTTAAGAACTGGCTTAATGTTCAGGATAGAATTAAAAAACTTGATAAATATAGATAACGCTAAGTGTATGGGTCGTTTTAATGCCCTATAAACAATGTTACCAACTTTAAACGCATTATATGAAAAAAGATTTAATATACAGCGAACAGCAAACACTTTGGGGGTCTAAAGAGGTGATAGGATTTGGCTCTAAAGACTGGCACGTAAAAGAGATAGAAAGAGATTTAGCCTATGAAATAATTATAAAAAACCATTACAGCAAAAAAGGTGATAGCATAGCACATAATAAAATAAATTTAGGAGTTTTTATAAAAGGTGAATTATTAGGTGTTTTGCAATATGGTTACGCAATGAATCCTGCAAGCTGTGATAGCGTTGTAGAGAGTACGAAAATAGATGAATATTTGGAACTTAATAGAATGTGGTTAAGTGATAAAGCAGAAAGGAACAGCGAAAGTAAAGCACTATCATATAGTTTTAAATACATAAGGAGTAGACATAAAAAAATAAAATGGATTCAAAGTTTTGCGGATGAGCGTTGTGGTGGTTTGGGAATAGTTTATCAAGCATCAAATTTTAATTATTATGGGTTGCACGTATCTACTTTTTGGGAAATAGATGGAGAGGTTTACCACAACTCTATATTGACAAATGGGAAAAGAAAAGCTAAAGCAAAACTTGAAAACAAATTAAAAGATGCTAAAAAGATGGAATTAAGACAATTTAGGTATTTGTTTTTTATTGATAAGCGATGGGAAAAAAAGTGTTTGCTTAAAAAAGAGCCATACCTTAAACATTACAACGGTGATTAGTTTATTGTTGTTAACGTTGAGTATATGTATAATTTAAAATTTTAAATAGATGAAAATAAATAAAGCATTAGAACATTTTCAATATAAACTTACTAACGTTTGGAAAGCAACAGAACCAGATATTAAAGCATATAATACGATAATTGACTTTGTAGAGCAAAAACACCAAAAGCAATTTAACGATAACCAGTTATA